CAAGGAGTGGTATCTATCCGGAGCAGATCCAGATGAGTTCCCCGAACCCTATGATCGTGACACGCTATCTAATCTGATCGTGTGGGACGGAAAACAGCTTTGCGCATACGAGCGAACTCCGCGCCCGATATATTACGAGGATTCATATATTGCCTGGGGAAGCGGGGCAATGGTAGCCATCGGAGCTATGGCATATGGCGCGTCGGCTGTCGACGCAGTTGCTATTGCAAACAGACACGTTCCCACCTGTGGGATGGGGATTAACTCGTTTACGCTGGATAGGAAGACCAAGAAGGACAAGAAATAGAAGACATATTTTTTTGTCAAAAATGTTAGGCAAAACTAAAACAGTTTGATAGATATGACAAACCCAGCCACACAATTTAAAAAAGGAAAGAAAAGTCCACTGCAAGGGAAGCGTGGGCCAGGCAAGGTCACCAAGGAGCTGAAAGAGATGATCTTGGGTGCGCTTGATGACGCTGGCGGGCAAAAGTACCTTGAGAAACAGGCGATGGAAAACCCCAATGCATTTCTAACCCTGGTCGGCAAGGTCCTCCCGCTCCAAGTGAACGGGTCCGGAAAGAACGGCGAGATTACAATCACAATCACAAGCAGCGAGGCGTCCATAGCGTGACCTTCACACCGACCGCAAAACAGAACGAAGCGTGGTCCTTAATGAGCGGCCCAGCGAAGCACGTTCTCCTTGTGGGCGGGTCGAGGTCGGGGAAGACGTTTGTTGCCTGTCGTGGGGTTGCAATGAGGGCGCTGCTTGCCCCCAAGTCCCGCCACGCCATTCTGCGGTATCGTTTCAACCACGTCAAGACTTCTGTGGTGTTGGACACATGGCCGAAAATGATGGGCCTGTGTTTCCCAGAGATCAAAGCGGACCTGAACAAGACAGACTGGTATTGTGAGTTCCCCAACGGCTCACAGGTTTGGTTCGGTGGGCTGGACGACAAAGACCGGACAGAGAAGATCCTGGGGAACGAATACGCCACCATGTTTTTCAACGAGATAAGTCAGATCGCCCTATCATCGAAAGACATGGCGCTAACCCGGCTCGCTCAGTTGTGTGATGTTCCAAGCCTCGGAAAACCAATGCGGCTAAAAGCCATTTATGATTGTAACCCCCCGAGCCAGGCACATTGGAGTTACCAGCAGTTGGTCAGGGGTGTGGACCCGAACGACAAGAAGCCGTTGAGGAACCGCGAGGATTATCAATGGATGCGGCTCAACCCGACAGACAATATCACAAACCTACCGGCCGAATATATAACATCGCTCGAGGCCATGCCGGTCAGGATGCGGCAGAGGTTCCTTGAGGGCCTGTTTGCGGATGTTACAGATGGGGCGCTGTGGAACGTCGAAACGATAGACGCGAACCGGGAAACGAACGGCAATCTGCCAGACATGCAGCGTGTCGTGGTTGCGGTTGACCCATCTGGAAGCGGCGATGCCGACAATACCGACAACGATGCAATTGGTATTGTGGTTGTGGGCCTGGGGATTGACGGCAGGGGGTATGTTTTAGAGGACTGCACATGCAAGTGTGGCCCGGCCACATGGGGCAATGTTGTTGCGACCGCATACGACAGACACGCCGCAGACTTGATCGTTGCCGAAAAGAACTATGGCGGGGAGATGGTTAGGAGAGTGCTCCAGGTCGCCGCCCCGGTCGCCAAAATTGAGCTTGTGACGGCGTCAAGGGGAAAGGTCGTGAGGGCCGAACCTATCAGCGCACTCACCGAGCAGGGCAAAATTCGATTTGCTGGATACTTTCCCGAGCTTGAGGACGAGCTTTGCGGGATGACAACGAACGGGTATATCGGGGAGAACTCGCCCAACCGCGCAGATGCGTTCGTGTGGGGGGCGTCAAAGTTATTCCCGGGGATCATCAGGAACAGCGACAAACAGAGGCCCAAGCCGCAAAGCAACTATAACCACTATCAGCCGACAGGATGGCTCGCAGCGTGAGCAAAGACGCCCTTTTAAACCAATGCAGAGAGCGATTATCCCTTGCCATCGAAGCGTATGACAACTCGCGCAGAGATGAGCTTGACGATCTGAGGTTTGCGGCTGGATCTCCCGATAACAGGTGGCAGTGGCCCACAGACGTCCTCGGATCTCGCGGTGGCGTCCAGGGGCAGACAACCGGGGCGAGGCCGTGTCTCACGATCAACAAGCTCCCGCAGCATATCAGGCAGATAACCAACGACCAGCGGCAGAACCGGCCAGCAGGTAAGGTTATCCCGGTTGACGACAGGGCAGACGTTGAGGTGGCCGAGATCCTTGATGGGATTGTGCGGCACATTGAATATATATCTGATGCTGACGTTGCATATGACACCGCTTGCGAGTGCCAGGTGATGTTCGGAGAGGGGTATTTCCGCATCCTGACCGAATACTGCGACGACAACAGCTTCGACCAGGACATCAAGATAGCCCGCATCAGAAACGCTTTCGGTGTGTACCTTGACCCGAACATCCAGGACCCCTGCGGGGCTGATGCAAGGTGGGCGTTCATCACACAAGACATCCCCAGGGACGAGTTCGAGGCTATGTTCCCAGACGCCGCCCCGATGTCGTCCATTGAGTCGCAGTATGGGGTTGGTGACAACAAGATTCAGCAGTGGATAAACGAGAAGTCGGTACGTATCGCGGAATATTTCTACAAAGAGCGTAAACCCGTAAAGAAGCATCTATATCCTGGCGGGATTATTTGTGACTCTGGGAGCCGCGAGGACAAAGCCGCCGAGTTGATGTACGGAAAACCCATCCGCACAAGGGAAGCAGACCACGATGTCGTCAAGTGGGTTAAGACGAACGGGTATGAGGTCCTTGAGGAAAACGAGTGGCCGGGGAAATACATTCCGATTATCCGTGTGGTGGGCAATGAGTACGAGGTGGACGGAGAGGTCCACGTTTCTGGTATTGTGCGTAACGCCAAGGACCCCCAGCGGCTTTATAACTATTGGGCCTCCCAGGAAGCCGAGATGCTTGCCCTTGCTCCCAAGGCCCCGTTTATCGGGTATGCCGGGCAGTTTGAGGGCTACGAAGATAAGTGGAAGTCTGCCAACACTACCAACTGGCCGTATTTGGAGATCAACCCGTCCGTAACAGATAGCAATGGCGCTGTCCTCCCGCTTCCCCAGCGGGCCATGCCTCCCATGCCGCAGACGGCCATAATCCAGGCCAAGATGGGCGCGTCGGACGACATCAAGAGCGTTACGGGTCAGTATGATGCAAGCCTCGGCGTCCAGAGCAACGAGAAGAGCGGCAAGGCCATCATCGCCCGTGAGAGGCAGAGCGATACCGGGACATATCACTATGTTGATAACCTTGCCAGGGCGATCAGGTATTGCACGCGCCAGATTATCGATATGATTCCGAAAATTTACGACACAAAGCGCATTGCTCGCATTGTGGGAATCGACGGAGAGGTTGACCACGCGACCATCGACCCGGATCAGGAAGTCGCGGTCAGGAAGTTCCAGGCTGAAGATGGATCTGTGAAGGCCATTTATAACCCGTCGATAGGAACATATGACGTAAGGGTGACAACCGGCCCGAGTTACATGACCAAGCGACAGGAAGCCCTCGATGCCATGACCCAAATCATGCAAGCAAACCCGGCTATATTCCAGATTGCCGGGGATTTGATAGTCAAAAACATGGATTGGCCCGGCGCTGAAGAACTGGCTGAGAGAATTAAGCGCACCATTGATCCTAAACTTCTCGGGGATGACAAACACGGCCCGACAGCCGAACAAGTGCAGATTCAGGCCATGTCGCAGCAGATGGAACAGATGCAGCAGATGATTGCCGGGTTCCAGCAGTCGATTGATGCGCGGGAGGTGTCCGTCAAAGAATACGACGCCGAAACTAAGCGCATTTCAGCAGTTCAGGCCGGGATGACCGAGGAACAGATACAAGAGGTTGTGCTTGGGACCATCCACGGGATGATAACATCCGGGGATTTGGTGGGCGAAACACCGGCCAGAGAGCCCACGATTGAGCCCGAACAGCCCCAGATGCAGGAGGTCATGCAATGAACGCGAACGATCTTGTAGGCATCCTTTTTCTCGGGCGGGACGTAGCGCACTCTACGCACCTCAACACGCGGTCATATGCCAAGCACGCAGCCTTGGGTGGTTTTTATGATGCGGTTGTAGGGCTGGCCGATACGTTCGCGGAAACGTATCAAGGGCGGCATGGTCTCATCGGTCAAGTCAAATTGCAATCGGTCAAGCAAAAGGGCGACATCGCCGCTTTTCTCGAAGCCCAGCTTAAGGAGATTGAGTCCGGGCGGTATGATGTTTGCGAGAGGGACGACTCTCCGCTGCAAAACATAATTGATGAAATTGTGGGGTTGTATTTACAGACGATCTACAAATTGAGGTTTTTAGCATAACCAACGGCGAGATGCCGGAAGCCGCACTCTGGCGGTATCCAGAGGACAGGAGGAAGAATGGAAGACGAGCAAGTTGTACAAGAAGTTGTAGAGAACCAGGTTGTTGAAGACGCGGTAACGGAAGCCGCCGAGCAGGAAGTTCCGGTCAAGAAAGAGGAAAAGCTTTTCACACAGGCAGAGCTTGATGACATTATCAAGAAGCGCCTGGACAGGGAGTTCAGAAAGAGAGAACGGATCTCACAGACCCCGATCCCCAAAGCAGAACCACAAGGTCTGGACCCAAACGCATTCGAGGATGTGGACAAATACGCCGACGCTTTAGCAGACCGCAAAATTGCAGAGCGCGAGGCGGCAAAGCAGTGGGAGACGTATGTTGAGAAGGAAGAGGACGCAAGGGACAGGTATGAGGACTTTGACGCCGTAGCCCGTAACAACAATTTTCCGGTTACGCCAGTTATGGCCGAGGCAATCAAGGCGGCATCAATCGGGCCAGATATCCTTTATTATCTTGGTAGCAACCCGAACGAGTCGGCCAGAATTGCCAACTTGCCCCCTGTTTTACAGGTAAAAGAGATTGGAAAGATCGAAGCCCGGCTTGAAGACAAGCCGTTGGAGCCAAAAAAAACAACCACAGCGCCGCCGCCCATCAACCCGGTTAAACCGGATTCGGGCGTGAAGACATTTGACACGTCGGACCCGAGAAGCCTTAAGTCCATGTCTACCTCTGAGTGGATTGAGGCGAGAAATCGAGAGTTGGCGGGCAGAGCGCGGAAATAAGAGGAGCAAATGGCAGCAAACAGCATTCTTACCATTGACATGATCACCGCAGAGGCGCAGCGGATCTTTGAAAACGCCGCCCCGATGATCAGGACCGTCAACAAGCAGTATGACGACAGCTTCGCCAAAGAAGGCGCAAAGATCGGGAGCACCCTTCGTGTACGTCTTCCCGACCGGGCGCTTGTAACCAAGGGTGCGGCCCTTCAGGTTCAGGACGAAAGCCAGCAGTACACCAATGTTTCCATCACTGATCAGGCACATATCGGCCTGAACTTCACCACAGCCGAGATGACCCTGTCTCTCGACAAGTTTACAAGCCTGTTGCAAGCCGCATTGAGGCTCTTTGCCGTGTATGCTTGTCCGAGGATGGGGGTTTCCATCAATAGTTCCCGATGTATATATTGAACCGCCCCGGACCGGCGAGCAAGGATGCTGGCATGGACAGAATCCCGTCGTCCTGGTTGATTCGTTTGATGTTGTGCTTTGATTCTTTTGCCATTTTGACCACCGCCACAGACGGGATGATTCCGAACTCGGCGCAGTATTCAAGCGCAAGGTTTGATTTATACGCCCTCCAATACCCCGGCGGAAGCGAAAGAGAGGTTGTGAGCGTCGCCGGTTGGGTCAGCTCGTCAACCGAA